AGAAATGCAACTCCTGCTTGGTTGATGGCCAAGGCTCTGCAATGCGAGCAGGAAAAAGATCCTCAGGATAACTCTCCGTTTAAAGAGTTTAAAGGAGTAGCGGGACTGTCCCGTTCCTTAGAGTATTACCTGGGACGACCAATGGTCGTCCAGGTAAATGTGGTGGGTACGCAGAAACCTGCGAACCTATCACGGAGAATCCGGGAGAAATTTCCCGATCTCAGCCCCGATGTGTGCGATAAGATCGCCCACGACGGAAAGCGCTCACTTAAAAGAGTGAGCAATTGTGTAGAGTTCATCAAGGATTGCCTTGTGAGCTCGATGCCAGACACTGTCGAAGACTGGTCGGCTAGTCCAGAGTATAAGAAGCTTATACACTGGGCCTACTCGCTTGGTGCGCACCGCACTGATCGAGTGACAAAAGAGTGGAAGAAATTTTCCGCTCTCTTAAAGTGGTTGGCCCTACAGTCAAAGACTGTAGCACCGGAGATTCCGGGTGATTTTCCCGGATTCCATGGCACGTGGAAAGTGCCCGAGCTTCCGCCATTCTGGCAGAGGCTCACACCGTGGCTGGTTCCAGTCACGGTTCGGGGGGTGAAGACAAAAGTCGAGGCAACGCGACTTGTCCACCTCACCGCCAGCAGGGGATTCCCTGCTGGCGATCGCCAGACAAGGCAGGAGTCTCTCGAGAAACACTCGAGAACTCTACACTCATCTCACGAGACGACAGAGGTGCGCAGGAAAATCCTGGAGCGCCTCTCCTACTTTGTAGGACGTCTGTGTGAACGGAAGGCCGTCGAAGAGGGTTACACCTCTAACGGCCATCTTTCACTCACGTCAAGCGCTTCGCTTGATGTCAGTGTTAAAGACGGTGGAAGAGCCACAGAGGTCGGAGCAAAGTTCCGCCGCTGGGCTGCTACCATCCCGAGCCAGGAGGTCGTTTCGACCACCTGGTTCCAAAGATCGTACTGGACTCTTCCAGAACGACCTGTTTGGCAAACCATGTGCAGGTCTGAACTTGCACATGATGCCTCACACGAGGCCGGAGAATCCGACGATCGTGTGAACCTAGACTTTGAAAATTTCAAAGTCTCGGACCCCATATTCGGGCTCGATAGTACCACAGGCTTTCAGCTTTTACAGTGGTCTATCGAGGAGGGTATCCTGCAAGGTGGCTTGCAGGGCACGCCGTTCGTTTCGAACGATACCCTCAGGCTTGGTGGAGTGAGACCCTCCATCAGGCCGTCTGCTATCGGCGAGCCTGGAGCAAAATCCAGGGTCGTTACGGTCGCGGAGGACTGGGTAACAATGTTACTACAGCCCTGGTGCCATCACGTCATTGGCATGATGAAAATGCACCCTTCTGCTGCTTCTGGTTTGACCAGAGGCTGGCAGATGTTCGAGTGGGTTAAACGACTTTCGAAAGTCGCTCAACCTCCGCAAGTCCGATTTTTATCTTCGGATCTTACGACGGCCACAGATTTCTGTGTCCATGAGTACTCTCTAGCGATGCTAGAGGGCTTTCATAGAGGTATTGGTCGGTCATCCGACCCGTACTTCCAGGTATGCGCCGAGCTTTTATGCTCGGGCCGTACCTACGAAGGTGATGCGATCAAAGAAAACTTTGATCGAGTCACCACCCGGGGCATCTTAATGGGTGACCCGGGTGCAAAAGCAGTCCTCACTCTGCACAACCTTTGTGCAGATGCTGAGTCTCTTTTGCGCTACCAGCATGATATGCTGGAAGCATCTGACGATGAGTTTTTTGAACTCCTCCGTCAACTAAACGGTATTCCCCAGGTTCCCTGGAGACATTTCGTTTGCTCCGGTGACGACCACTTTGGTCAAGGACCGGAAGGATACCTATCTAGAATTTCTAGATGCCACGACGCCAACGGTATGTCGGTGTCATGGCCGCAGAACTTCTTAAGTTCTGTAGGTGGTTTCTACTGTGAGGAGATGCTCCTCATAGCAGGACTTCGTGCAGACCAGATCTGGAAGGTGGAAATTCCCCTTCGGGATCGGAAGTACGAAGATCAGCCTCACATCGATGCGATGAAAGTGAGGTTGCTTTCCCCATGCTCAAAGGAGCATGAAGGGAAAGATGAGCCAAACCCTGCCATTGGCAAGGCTCGCCAGATGCATGGCATGCTGGCCTGGCTCGGTGGAGGTTGGAGTGTTTTCACTCCAATCTTCAGTTCTCGGTGGGAGTACCGGATGGAGGCTTACCTCCCTCCGGCACCGAATCGATACCTCCCAGTGGCACTGGGCGGTATCGAAGCTCCCGCCTACCATCTGTCCATGACAGATGTAAGGAACAGTTTACGTTCATTGAACGTATTCCACGCTTGGGCCATCGAGCAAGTACTCGATGGCTCCGCGACCCCCTTGCTGCGCCGTGCTCTCGCGAGTTTCGCGACGAACGCGCGCGCCCGAGGAATTTCCTCCGATCTGATCGAAGATCAGATCAAAGAGATGCTCCAGATCGCGGACCTTGTCCACGGTCTGGATGACGAGGGCCTTCGTCAGAAGGCTCTTGTCTCTACCGAAGATTGGAGGAATCTACGGTACAGAGATAAGGTTTCCGTGGCGAAACGCCACGGCCTTATAACTGTGGATGACGCGATCTCAACGATCGGTCGTCCATATCTCTTCCGGGATATGTTATATCCCGAGATGAGTGCGAAGCACGGAATTGATCCGTATCGCACGGGGCAGTACGAGGCTGTCCCGTGGCCTAAGAGGCTCGCTGCACATCTTGATAATATCAAGGGTGCGATCTCGTTCCCGCAGTCAGGTTATACCGGACTACGAGAAGACACCATAGAGCGTATCGCTCTATGGTGCGTCCAGAATATCAGTCTGGACATTCCTAAGGAAGTATATTTCTTCCCTATGAAGGTTGTAATGCACGAGGAGCTCGCGACATTACGAACACCCCTTTGAACGAACCGTTCTCTGGGGAGTATGGCGTTCCCGCCGGGAGATGGTGTAGAGCCGTAGCCATACAACATTGGATCCCCCCTTGGGCTATCCAATTTGCAGATCTTATCT